CAGGCAATAAAATCAAAAATCGAAATTAAATAATCATAATAGTAAAAAAGAAAGAAATCAGAATACAATTTAAAGACTTGAACAGCTTGCAATTTACAGAGAGAAATAGAGATTTTCATTATGGTCAACCGCAACTACTTAACTGGTGTAAAGCATATGAGAGGAGAATTTCCCATTTTGAATGAAGAAGTTGCAGAAGAACCTGCACAATTCATTGACAGAATAGTTGATTCTACATTTCCCCACATGAAAAATGTTAGAGGATTTAGTCTTGCAATGCAGGTGACATCTAGTTTATCTAGAGACAAATCACTGAGAGGGCTATGCTTTGTCCCTGTTGTTGATAGGACTACAGAGTTAGTCCATTTTGTTGTTGAAGCAGAGGAAGGTACAGATGCCTCAGAAGTTAGTAGGATTACTAGCAATTACTTCTCTAAAAATGGAGTTATTTCTGGAATATCTCGACAAGATGGACAGAAATTGAGGCATGAATGTGTTTGCCTGAACATTGATGAATCTGGAGAATCAGATGCTCTCCTTGACAAGGTGTTCAACACAAATTACAACAAAACACCTGACTTTATCTACGAGGTCACTGATGGCATTTCTTCTTATTATTTAGTCATAGAGGTTTCTACTGTAACAAAAGACCACGATGCAATGCAAAGGTTTAGCAACAAGGTTAATTCGTACTCTGATGTGCTAATGGACATATGTGACAGTAAGTCAGTAGATATTTGCTTGGTTGTCTTAATTGTTTCTCCTACAAGTGTTCTTTCAAATGTCTATATTAGTGAAGACGATGCGACAGATCTTAGCTTTCTCTGGAAAATTGGCGAGCAGATGTATCAGAAAGGACTATCTTCAGGATTGTTTTCTGAACGAGACTACACTATTGAGAATCAGCTTGATGAGATATCTCTACAAATAAAGAGAGAAATAGCTTCCATTCCTTTGTCAGATGTTGGAAACAAAGAATTAACGATAACTGAGAAGTACATCAACTATATCATCGGGCTTGATGCTAATTATGCCACATGCAAGCAGTATTTTGAAACAGCAAAAGCATCCGCTGACTCAATCATAATCACAACTGGCGACAAAGAGCAGAGAGTGCTTGAATTTGACAATTCTACTCAGGACTATATTGATCTGTTAGAAAATGGAGCTCCTTCAATAAAGAAATTCAAATCAGTTGTCAATGTCCCACTAATCTATGTTCCTGACACTGGAGATGTCGTTTTATACATGCCGCCAATAAAGTCACCAATAACTAATTTGCAGTTTGTTTGGAAGAAAGTAATGGATGAGTTCAACCTTAAAACGCAGGTTCTTTATGGAGATCGAGTTCGAAAATTAGCTCGTGAGGCACTGTGCAATATTGAAGAAGAAATCACTGAGCTAGAACAGCTGAGGAAGGCAACCAGAAAGTCACGAGAATCAATAAAGCTAATAGACACCGAATATGACCCTGTTCTCACTTACTTTCAGTCAGATGGATTGTGGAAAAAAGGCTGCAAAGACCCTGGTGTGCTAGAGAAGGAGCGTGTGTCAAGAGTCCCCTTATCATTTGATAGCTCAGTTGAAGACATCTCAGAATTCTTAAAGCTAGACAAGCTTTTTGATAGAGTCCCCATCTCATCATCCTACACTGATTTTGATCTTCTTATTGAGAAAGCGTCCACCCTGGTTGGCAATAAATCTAGAGTACCAAAGTCATTCTTTAATATGTGCATGAGAACTAAATGGTTCTCAGCTTTGGAGCTGATTTCTGATGTGGCCACAGAATTAATGTCTGATATAAAGACACATATTAAAAAGGGTCATGTGATAGTCAAAAAGCTGCCAAAAAAGTATGTCTTCATGTGTGTATATCCAACAAAGTCAAGTGAGCACATCTTTGTATCTTTGTTTATACCAAAAACAAGCTTCACTCCGAAACTTATGTGTGCATATCCATGGAGGAATCCTGAAGAAACCGAAGCAGGCTGGTTCTATCCTATGGTCTCTTTCAAACAGCACAAGTTAAAGAATTTAACACTAGCCCCTGCAATGTTTATCAACATGGCGTCATTTTGGTGTCATTATTTTGGGGTTCCTCTATCTTCAATATCTAGCTTCTCAGATTTCCCCGAAGAAAAGTTTCTACAATTTGTCCAAATGGTTAACTTCAACATGCTTGTTTTTCTAGAAGATAAAAATAGGACAGAAGAAATAATCACTCTTTACAGATATGTATGCCTTGACATGATGAATGCAACTGGAAGAATTCCAATTTACAGGGCTTCAAAGATATTTCAAAAGTTCCCTAAACTAATTAGAGGGAGACTGGAGCTTTTCATTATCAAAAAGATGATATGGGCTTTGAGACAGATGACAGCATACCCTCCAGAAAAGCTATCAACACAATCTGACAAGCAAACATATGAGGAAGAAGACGACATTGCTAAAGACAGGTTTAAAGGTGTGATCAACTACATAACTGGTGCAGAGGTTTTGAGTGGATTCGAAGCAGTACAACTATTCTATATAGGATATTCTGTTAATAAAGAGAAAAAAGCGGAAAAGAATACTGAATTTCTATTAGTTGACAAAATCATTGCAACCTCAACAAAAGTGAAGAGAGAGGATGTAGCAAATCCAGGAGTTGTTGATCCATCAACCCTTCCTAAGCAACAGCAATTTTCTGCTGAGTGCATCAAGTTTGGAGCTAAGCTTTTGAGAGGTAGACTCATAAATGACTATGGAAGGGGATGGCAACAAACTCTAGAATCAAAATGCCTCAAACAACTATCCCTCAAAATGACACATGAAATTGCTACGCTTAAGGCATCTTGTAGCCTCCTCCACGACGAGATAAGTCAAAAGAAACCCAATGTAGAACTATTTAAGGCAAAGAAAGTTCTTGAGACAGTGTGTGAAAATCTCAGCTTATTTGGGCTAAACCCCTTTTGCAAATACAAAATTTTGCTAGAGCAACTTGAGCTCCTCAACTGTGGAATAATTATAAAGCTATTTAAGAAAAGTCAACATGGTGGATTGAGAGAAATATCAATACTTGAAATTAGAGGTCGTGTTGCTGCATTGTTTATAGAGACATTGGCAAGAACAATCTGCCGAGAATTCGATAATGAAATACTAACACACCCAGAAAACAAACTGAGACTCCTTGAGCAACATAAGAGAGAAGATGCAGAAAAGAAAAGAGTAATCCATGGTGTTGTCATAGAAGCATGTAATTCTTCCGATAAAACTCAGTGGAACCAAAATCTCCTTGTTAATGCATTGATAATACCATTACTTGTGCTTCTTCCAAGTTACATGCATGGAGCAATCCAAAGGACCTTAAATTTATGGGTCAACAAGCATATTGTGCTGTCTGACCACATAGTAAATCTTCTTAAGACAAATGTCCCACTGCACAATACAACATATCAAATACTGCAAAGACAGTTTCAAGGGGACTTCTCAGGAGACTTTTTGCCACTATTGGAAGAAGAAGGGGCCACTATGCTAACTGTGCAAAGTGGGATGCAGCAAGGGATCTTACACTTCTTGTCTTCACTTCTGCACATGACATGGACAGAATTTATTAGAGAGTATGTTTTAGCTGAATTTCCAGACAGAAGCTTGGGAAACATTACTTCTGTTGTTTCCTCAGATGACTCAGCAACAATAATAAGCACAGTTGTTAGAGGTGAATCAAAACCAAGTGACATACTCTATCTAAAATTCCAGCTTGATAGATATGCAATCACAGTAGAAGAGTGTTCAAGATGGTTTTGCATGTTACCTTCATGGAAGTCCTTGATTGCTGCTTCAGGCTGCATTGAGTTTAACTCCGAATTTATTGTTGCTAACACTGTAGTGACAGCCCTTATTAAATATCCTCTAGCAGCACTAAATTTGTCTGAGTCAGAAAATTTTCTGTCCAGATTCAACACAATGTACAACCAGCTAACAGATGTATTTTCAAAAGGTTTACCAGCAGAAAACACCATGGTGACTCAGTTGTGTCAAGCATTCACTCATTATCTATCACTTGGAATGAGGGTTGGTATTATGTTTAATATGTATTCAGAGTTACTGCTCAAAGCCCCAGACCCTCAACTAGGGTTCTTTTGTCTTGACACAGAAATGACACCAGGTGTAATAGGATTTGAATATTCTCATTATCACACAAGATTGAGAGCAGGATTGCTAAGGATCCCAAACAAGTGTATGTCATTAGTTGATGTGGTAACAGATGCTAGTGGCTATGAGTCTGAATCATTTGTTCTCAAAATGGGAGATAACAGGAGGTTTAAGTCAATGGTTAACAAGGTATCTGGGATGTCCATTGAGGAGTGTGAGTCTCTTATAGAAGAAAATCCTAAGATGCTATATCTTCTTCCTAGAACTGAGGAAGAAAACAAGATTAAGTTGATAGCAAAAGTCATGTCCCCTGGTGTGGCAAATTCCCTGAAGCATGGAGATGAGTTTGTAAAGGCTTTCTCGTCTTCTGTTTATAACACTTTCACTCACTGCTTTACAAAGACGCTCACAAGAGTAGAAGGCTGCAAAATTATTAAAGAGCAGAAAAAGGTGTCTTTGATAGGGGAATTGAGTCTACTACAGTGGGAAGCAGATAGTAAGCCTGAGCTCTTTGTCAATAAGAATGACATAGGAATGATAAGAAAAATTGTACCCAACTCTGGTTTGTATGATGAAATGAATGATATTTTCCAGAAACTGCAGGCACCAGAAGAGGTTGTTGAAGTTGAAGAGAGGAGGATGAGAAAGTGTCTAGTTGTCATTGCTAATCCTGTTGCATCTGGCAGCATTAGTTTGTTAGATCTTGTTAGGCATTACTGGTTTGACACTAGTCCTGTGGCATCTCCAAGAAGGATGCAAGCTGCATGGGATCAATTTCTTAGAGTGGCTCCATGGCTTTCAAAAGACATGGAATTGACTCTCTCTCAGAGCAGATTTTCTTCTCACATGTCATTGTTTTACTTTATCTCGTCTGAACCAAGCAGGATTCGCCGTGTGATGCTAAATTGCCCTCCAATCAGGGCAAGGTTGTTCACTAGTCAGATACTGTCTATAGCAAAGAGATGTAGAGGGACAAACACCGAGTTGGCTAGCTCTCATTCTTCTTCAAAATTCATGGAGAGGCACCTGAAGCTTTCTAAAATATATTTGTCAACAACATTACCCTCCACATTTAGAGAAGAGACATTTAATGACTTGTGTGATGAAATAGAAATTAGCTCAGCAGATCTCGCAAACTCTGAATCAATGCATTATAAAGAGGCAGAGGTTATGCACATGCTAGCATTCAGGAATAGACTAATTTCTAATGTTGATTTAATTAACTATTTACTTAAGAGAGATTATGGGCTAATTGTTTCATACATCCAAGAACAGGTGAAGACTAATGATGGAACTTATGTAGGCTATGGCGAAGTGCAGCTGGCTAATAATGACATAAGATTCATATTAGTTTTGCAGGATAGTGATATACTATTGATAAAGTCAAATGGTGATGCTGACAAGATACGGAAATACAGCAGACTGCTTGAGGAAAAAGTGAAAGAATTGAGAGTTAACTGGAAGCAAGTGAGACTATCTAGCACTGTCTATAGCAATGGAGAGCTCTACAATGAAGGCAGCGGTACGCCATTCATAAGATTATTCGGAACTTCTCCAATCTTTGCAGAAAATGTTAGATTGAGAGTTCTTGTAGAGTTTAAGAGGATTTCTGTTATGCAGCAGATTGGGGGAAATGAATACAGACTGTCTTATGTGAACACTCATGATTTATCAGCAAATAGGTTCCATGGAGGTCTAGATGAAAACAGACTAGAGATAGCATGGATAGAGTCTAAAAAATTAACAATTGAAATGGCAAAAGGGTACTTGGGAACTGCAGCCACATATGACACAGAGGTCGGTCGTTTTCTAGCAGAGACATTCAGAGAAAGATTTAGCCTTGTTGCTGTCATGCCTCGAACTTTAATAGAGCAAGTAGAGGTCATCAAAGAGAAAGTTGAAGTAGACTTTGCTTCCTTTGTTAAGCAGATGGAGCAGTCAATGGAGGTCATGGTAGCAGCTGCAGCATTGATAGGTGTTGACGATAGCAAGATGGACAATCCAGACCCTTTTGGCGTGCAAAATAATGAGGTGAATTACAGCATCTTGTCTGAGCAACATGGATACAGATCGGTTATGGGAATACAAAGACACACTTACATGGCAGTTCACCCATTATGGGACAATCTGATCGAGCATATAAGTCCGAGAGCCATACTTAGTGCAAATAAGAGCACAGACATACTAGTCAACTATGCAAAGAAGGTTCTTGGAATTTTCAGGGGAGAAGATGTGATAGTTCCTATAGAAATATAACAGAACAGAATATGCAAATGCACAAGGTGCACCATGATAAAACCACTGGATTAAAATAGATTCAATTTGTATAAATAAGTTTCGAAACACTAATTTTGTTGAAATGCCTG